ACTTTGTGCTCATGCTTGCTTTTCATTTTTTCAGCTTGTGATTTTTTCAAATCTTTCATTTTATCTTTAGCTTCAGATAACATTTCTTTTAGTCGCATTTTTTGTCCTTCGCTTAGTGTATCGCTATTGTCTAAATGATGTCCGTACTCGCTAAACTTCATTTCGTACTCTAAATAATGATAGACGCTGGCGATATAATCAGCGGCTTTAGTAATCTTTGCTTGTACCCAACCTTCTAATTGATCTTCATCTTGGATTTGTTGGAATAACTTATGTGAATAATTAGCTAATTTGTACAAATCAGCTTTGGCCATTGCGCCTTCACGGTCTGTTTCACCATCGTGCAATCCTACTACATCACCGCCCATATTTGGTGCTGGTGCTGGTTCTGCTGATGCATCTACTGGTGTCCCAATATCTGGGGTTGTTTGATCTAATTCTGCTGGCATGAGTATACTCCGTTATCTTTATATATTTAGCGTCTTTTGACGATAGCCACTTTCTTACGTGGATTAGATTTGATATCTTCCATTGGCCCGCCGAACAAACTTACGCTATTTTGATCTAATGCATTAACACTTTTTACAGGTTTTTTGCTGTATGCGGCTGCTCCGCCCTCTACACTAGCAATATTCCCTGCACTTGTAGCACCAGCACTTGCTGTTTCCGCTACACCTTGTGGTTTGCCAAATGGATGTACTTCGACCCATTTACCGCCTTGATTTTGAATCCATTTACCTTTGTGATATTTGCTTTTAACAATATCATGCACTCTTAGTGCGGCTTCTTGGCTATCTCTATAGCCTAAATTACGTGCTTCACGTTCTTGATGGCCGGCGATCATGTTTTGTTTAAGTCTGCCGTCCTGTGGATCATACCTATACCAAAGATTAGCTTCGTCGTGCCCACCGCGCAAATCGTTACCATCGCTGTCATAATAGTTTGTAAAACTACCGTGTCTGCCTTCTACTAATTCTTTAGGATTAAATCCTGTTAAATCTTTAATTTTCATTTTGTTCTTCCTCTAAAGCCTTTGCTCCCCATGCCAACAGGGTTTTCACCGCCCATAAACTTGGGTAAACTAAACCACAATTTGAACCATTCTTCAGTTCCTGGCTGTATATTTTGCTCACGTTCTATAATTCTTTTCTCTGTACCAGTTATACTGATGTTGCTTCCACCATAAGGTTGCAGACCTTTATATTCTGTAATTCCTGCTAACTTCTTAAGGTGTGCTAATTCATCCATTATTTTAAACTCGATCTTAGCATCCAACTGTGCTTTTTATGTGCATCTTGGCGATCAGCTAGGAAATTGCTGAGTCCATGATCTCCATGAGCTTCAGCCATGTCAAATGTAACACGGAATATATTTGCCATGCGTTCACTATCTTCTAATAATTCTTTTAGCATGCCGCTCCAATCTGGAACTGCGTTTTCATCATGTACTGTGGTCAACATGCTGAATTTTTGTAAACTGGCTGGTGTATAAATCTGTAACGCACGTAGATGTTCAGCAAACGGATCTATAGCGCCGTATACTTCTTCATATATTGTTTGGAATAATTCGTGCAATTGAGCAAACAGTGGTCCTTCTATATTCCAATGAAAGTTGTGTGCTTTTAGATAAAAACTAAATTCACTGGCAAATGCAGTTTTAAGTGCTAAATGATATTTGTCGTGTTCCATTATATTCCGTATTTGTTAGGTTTACGTTTAGCTACAGGACTAGCTTTGTTAATTTCTTGTGATTCTATACTGTGTTTTGAACTTAGTACTTTTTGTTTTAAGCCCATAGCCTTACGACTGGTGTTTATTATATTAGCGTCTTCATCGGTATATGCCATAGTTATCAATTCGTTAGCGGCAGGTCCAAGTCTTGCCATGTTTTGATTTTCTGGACTACCTGCCATATGTACACCGAATCTATACATATCATAGTAATGGCTGGGCAAATCTGGGTAAGAACTTAATCCGGGAATACTATCGTTATGGTTAGGATGTATGGCTTGTCTATTGCCTTTAATGCCATCACCTCCTATACCGGCCGAGCTAGTATCGCCACCGTCATCTTCTTTAAGGATTACAAATTCTTTAGCTCTCATTATACACCGTACTTATTTCTTTTAGATTTAGCTACAGGACTGACTTTATGTGTATCAGTGGGTTCAGTGCTTTTTCGCCATGGTGCAACTTCTTGATGCTGAGTAGGGATAACTTTTCTAACTTGCTTTAGCATCTTATCTTCTACTTCAGTATAAGGATGTTGTGTCCAGAAAGGCCCCATCCAGCTTTCGTGATCAACATCTAATGGTTTATTGCTACCATCGGACAGGGCTAAAGCCATTCCAGTTCTATATTGATGATATGTTGGATAGTAGCCGCCGGGGTCACGATCTCTACTAATGCCTTGTTGAACAGCATCGTGATGAGGATGTGTGCTCCCAGTACGTTCAGATAAGAATTCTTTAGCTCTCATTATACACCGTACTTGTTAAGTTTGCGTTTAGCTACAGGACTAACAACATTTCCACCGTCTGCTTCATTACTAACACCATCACTGATGTGTGTTATAGGTCCAGTGCCCATGGCTTTTGCGGCATCTTTAACTTTTTGTAAGTCTGCATCTGTATATGCGGTGATTAACGGGTCGCCACTCATAGCACCAGCTCTTTCCATGTTTGGATTAGCAAGAGCCATGCCAAATCTATACTGCATGTATGGACTTCCGTTGGCCTTATTCATGCTAATATCAGGGATACTCATAGCATTTTTAAGTGCTTGAATATGCACGTGATGTAATTCTTCGGCGCCTTTACCAGCATAAGGCACATCGCCTTCCGCTAGTTGTTTACGCATAAATTCTTGTGCTCTCATTTCTCTTATTACCTTATTAGCATATTTAATCGAATTCTCATCAGCTTTGGTATATACTTGTTTTACTTTTTTGTTACCTTCGCCTCTTTCTATACGTTCAGGTTCTTTAGCTTTTTCTTTTTCAAAGTACTTACGCATGTCCGCTGTGCTTGTTGCTACTTTCTTTTTAGTAGGTTTTGACATAAAATTCATTAGGTTTTCTTGTGCTAACGGTTCTGCAACTGGTTTTTCCTTCTTAACTTTTTTAACTTTTTCAGGATGTTGTCCGACTGCGGCAACTACCGTATCGTAATAATGTTGACCATTTACTGTTAAATTAGGATTAGTTCCAGCGGCTTGATAAAATGCATCCATATCGCCTGCTCGAGCGGCTGTGCGTAATGCAGTAGCACTACTTACACGAGGGCTTGGTACATGTATAATTTTAGCAAAATTGAAATAACCGTGATTGCTTTCTTTGCCGTTGTATTGATGTAATAGTTTTCCAGCCCATGCCCAGTCTTGTGCATCAGTTACATACGCTACAGTTGCACCATCGCCTACTTGTTGATAAATTTTAGCGGCTAAAGTAACAACACTTTGTTCACCTAAAATATGTCCTTTAATAGCTGGATCGATAGCAGTCATCCATGCTGTTTTTAAATCGTAAGGTAATGGATCGTTGGGCCCAATAGTTCCTGGATTAGTTCCAATGAACCAATGATTGCCGGCATGCTTAACAGCGTTCCATACTTCCATATGGCCTTGATGTGGAGGATTGAATCTTCCAAAGCAAAATGCCGCATCTACTTTATGATGTGCTTCAAATAACTGTCTTAACTTCATTGTGCTGTCTCCGGTGCGGCTACTGGAGTCTTACCTGGTGCCCATGTTGTAGGAACAATTTTAATATTTCCATACTTGTGACCTTTTTGTGCATAACGCACGTGACCTTCCCCGTGTGTATCCCAAATTTCTTTACGTGGCTGTTGTTTAATTGCGGCATCTACTGTATCTTTCATGTTACGTATACCTTTAATTAAAAACAATATAGCATCTAATCCGCCAGGATGTGCTTGTATCATATCGATAATGTGTTGGATTTTTTTAGGACTCTTACCTTTTGTCTGCATCCAGGTAACAAATGTATTACCAGTAATGCTTCCGAAGTCTTGTTGATTGTTAGCATGTTTGTTACTCATGTCATTAAAGAACGGATAAAATATACCATTCTTATCTGGATCGGGTAAGCTATTCATAAATCCATCGATTACTGCGGCATGAGTATTTGCATATTCGATCATACTGTCTACAGCACTGATGTCTACTTCGGGTGCTTCATCTGTGTAGATAGGCCCTTGCACTATTAACCCGGGAGTCTGATTAAACTCTTCAAAACTATCTTTAGGTTGTTGCGAACGATCGTCTGCACCAAACGATGGAAATGTAGCATGTCCTACTACCATTACCTTAGCTTGTGTAATACGTTGGCCTAATTCACTTCCTGCATCCACATGGTATGTTGTATTGCTTAATGGGTTAGGACTAAATTCCCATATTCCTTGAGGATATTCTTCTGTTGGCGGTGCAAGTTTTTTGTTCAAACTTGGATCAACACCAAACAATGCATCGGCATATACAAACCCTACAAAGTTTTTAGGAGTTGCGGCATCAAATAGTGGATATAAATTTGAAAAATTTTGTGCAAATTGATTACGTTTTTGCTGTTCTTCGGGACTTTTGGGATTTCCACTTTGATTAGCAATAAAATCGTACACACCTTCTGGACTATCGCTTTTAACTCCGCGACTCCATTGATTGTGACCTGCTAAGATTAACGGTCCGCCTTTTTGTTCACGACCCCAATACACTTGAGGATTGCCGTCCCACTTACGGCGTACAGTAGTCTTGCCTGCTTTTTCGCTAGCAATTTCTTTAAAATGATTAAGTGCTTCTAATGTGCCACGAACACCTTTAAAGAATACTAGATGTTCTGGATGATTAAAAGGTCTTCCATATTTTTCCATACCATCGTCTGTGGCAGCAATAGCTTTACCCTCGCGATAGAATAATTCTCTTAACAGCACGATTAGTCCTTATACTTGCCGTTAGATATATGTTCTTTAGTATCTTCTAGCATTTTTTTGCAAATATCATTGCAAATTTTTTCATCTAAATGATCTGGAAGCTCACGGATTGGGTATTTTTTAATATAAACTTTATAGCTGTTTTCTACAGCAAGGCGGAACACCTTACTACTTATTTCACCTTTTTTATCAATACATTTAGTTAAACTAGGAAATACATGACGTCGATATACATCATCGTCATTGTGCATGAAGTGTATTAAGTCTTCTTCTAAACTGAAGTTTAATTCTCTGCCACCACCTTCTACAGGTTTAACAAACTTCATATCGTCGAAGTATTTGCCCTCTAATAGTTCATTTATACGCATTTTTAAGCCCAAAATAATAAATCAGCAGAAATCTCTGCGGTTAGAGTATTTATCGCTTTTGCAGGGCTTTAGTTTTTAATGATTCGCTCTACTTTGCTGATACTACCGCCCAAGTGCATCCGGGCCATGAGTAAATTATTATCACCAGTTATATAGAAATGAGTACCGCCCCAACTACGTGGTTTTAACAAGTCTTTGATACAACTTTTAGTTAGTTTACACTTCTTATTTGAGTTAGCCCATGCTATAAATGCACTATGCTCTTGTATAGTTTTACCTAGTGTAATACGATAATCGTAATTCATCTTGGGCATAACTACAGTTCCTGCATCGAGTACAGTGCCATCTGCAGGTTTAGAAATATACTTTACTTGATCAACGTCTATTTTAGCTAGAGTATTGATATCTGCTAAACTATTACTATAGATACTTAACCAAGGGCTTTCTACTCTGATATCTATATCAGACATTTTAGATAATGCCTTTTGTAAATTTAAGGCATAATCTAGTTCTGCTTGAGTATGTATACCGCTACGATACAATCCAAAATGGTTTTGTTTAGGTTGATTGGATAATGTGATGTCTGTTAGATTCTTAAGCACATTATCCAAATCATTATGTCTAAATAATCCTGAGCCAGCACATGTCAGTACAATTTTGTACTGATATATGCCACCAAACAATTTTTTAGTTATCTTGTACTGCATTTTCTAAATGATCTACCATAAGTAATGGTGTTTTAGGTAATTTAGGTTTAGCAACTAGTACAATCTTGTCATTTTCAACAGTTATTGTTAACCAGCCACCGTTCTTTAAATCCCCAAACAACATCATCTTAGCCATAGGACGTTTAATTTCTTTGTCAATGACACGTTGCAACGGACGAGCACCCATCTTATTATCAAAACCATGCTCGATTAACCAGTTAGTAGCATCTTTGTCGATCTTAACACGTATACCTTTGTCCTTAACTTGCTCTCGTAATTCATCCATAAACTTATCAATAACTTTAACTACAGTCTCTTTACCTAGTTTACTAAACGTAATAATAGCATCTAAACGATTACGGAACTCTGGAGTAAAGAATTTTTTAAGTTCTTTGTCACTATAGTCTTTTTCCTGCGCTCCAAAGCCAATTGCGTTCTTTTCAGCTTCGTTAGCACCAGCGTTAGTTGTAAGAATCAATACAATGTTACGACAATCAGCACGTTTGCCATTTGATCCGGTAATAAATCCGTTATCCATCATTTGCAACAATACTGTACTGACATCTGGATGTGATTTTTCTACTTCGTCAAACAACAATACAGCATTTGGATTCTCTTGAATCTGTGTAATTAGTAAGCCAGCATTTTCTTCAAAGCCTACATAACCTGGAGGGCTACCTATTAGTTTACTAATACTGTGTTTTTCTTGATACTCACTCATATCAAACCTTAACAGTTTAGATCCTAAATGTTTAGCAAGAGATTTAGCTGTTTCAGTTTTACCGCAACCAGTCGGCCCCATGAATACAAACGATCCAACTGGTTTGTTTTCAGGTTTAAGCCCGGCTTGTGCTACAATAATCTTGTCTACAATCTCTTCAACGGCTTTATCTTGTCCAAATACATCGGCACTTACATTATCCTGTAATTTTGCAATGCTAGAACTTTCGGATTCCATAATAGTTTCCTCTGGCATATCAACCATCTTAGCAAGTTCATATTGGATTTCGCGTTCACCGATAATACGGTCGTCGGCAAGTTTTAAATTAAAGCGTGAGCATGCTACGTCGATTAAATCAATAGCCTTATCCGGTAACTTTTTATCAGCTTGATACTTAACACTCAACTTAATAGCCGCTTGTAATGCATCGTTTCGAATCTTAACATTATGGAATGACTCGTAATATTTCTTAATACCTTGCAAAATGCTCAAAGTCATTTCTTGTGTAGGTTCGTCTACAGTAATGCGCTGGAACCGGCGCATCAACGCACGATCCTTTTCAAAATGTTTACGATATTCTTCCCAAGTAGTACTAGCCACAACTTTAATGTTGCCTTTGCTTAGAGCCGGTTTCATCATATTAGCAAGATCATTAGCTGAATTACCAGCAGATCCGGCACCAGAGATCATATGTGCCTCGTCGATGAACAGCACAGTCTTACCTTTCTTTTGAAGAGCTTTAATAACATGTTTAAAACGTTCTTCAAAGTCTCCTCGATATTTACTGCCTGCAAGCATAGCTGAAATATCTAAACTATATACTTTGTAATCTTTAAGGAAGTCAGGAACTGCACCTTTAACAATATTATAAGCAAGTCCTTCGGCAATAGCTGTTTTACCTACACCAGGATCTCCTACAAGGATTACGTTGTTTTTACTACGACGTCCTAGTGCTAGACTAATATTTTCTAACTCATCTATACGACCGATAACAGGATCGATCTTATTTTTAGTAACTAGATCATTAAGATTAGTTGTAAATGCCGCAAGTGCTCTGGTTAACGAATTGCTTTCAGGCGCATCATCTTCGCCTACTTCTTCTACACTGTTATTAATAAAGTCGGCAAACTTATCTCGATCAATGCCTGCTTGTTGAATATAAAAATAAGCCCAGCTACGTTTTTCGCCCATCATGGCAATAAACACATCAGTAGCTTCGATTTTTTGACGACCGTTAAACAATACTTGTGTAAATGCTCGATTAAGCACACGCTCTACGCTTTGTGTTTTACGAGGCTTAATTACAACATCTTGAATAACAATTTCACTACAGTTATTATTCAAATAATCTGAAAGTTGCTTTTTAAGATCATCCGCATTAGATCCAAAGGTCTTAATACATTCGCTAAAATTATCTTCAGATAACATAGCCAGTAGTAAATGCTCTATGGTTAGGTATTCGTGATGTAATTTTTTAGCAGTTTCAATCGCTCTTTCGAACACCGCTTGTAAGCTATCACTTGGTTCAACCATTACTTTTTTCCTTTTTTCTTTTGTAATTTCTTCTTAGCCAATGCCAGTTTTAAAGGACTTATGTTGTCTGTAAAACATACGCCGTCCAAATGGTCTAGCTCGTGCTGAAAACATCTTGCATCAATGCCTTCAAGCTCTATTATACACTTATTTCCCTGTCTGTCAAGATACATAGCTGTTATTTTATTGTCACGTGGCACACGTAAAAATAAATCTGGAAAACTCAAACACCCTTCTTTGCCCAATACTTTAGCGTTGTCTCCTACAAGTATCCCGGGATTGAACATGCAAAATGGAACTTGATCTTTGAGATGAATAGCAAATACACGTTTGAGCAAGCCAACTTGATTGGCGGCAAGACCGATACCGTTGCTTTCAATCATCAATTGAACCATATCAACTTCTAATTCTTTAGCATTGAGATCTTTTTCAAAATCCCATGGTACAGCTTTTTGTTTAAGTATCGGATCAGGAAATTTTACTAATTTCATCATTTAATTGTTTCAGCTTGTTAATCAAGGCAGGATCCGAAATTGCAGGAGCTTTAATATTAATCACGCTAACAAATCTGCCACGGCCGCCTTGATTTACATTTCTAAAGCCATTACCTGCACTAGCAAATTCGGTACCGGATTCAACACCTGCTCTGATATCTAGATCAAGATTGGTACCATTAATAGTTTTAACAGTTTTTCTACATCCAATCATAGCTTCGATAGGATTAATGTATACAGTAGTGTATAAATCATCTCCTTGTCGTCTGTAATTAGGATCGGGCAATACAATTATCGTAACATTAAGATTACCACGTGGTGCTCCAGGAATACTATCATCGCCTAAATCACCGTACCGTATAGTTTCTCCATGCTGGATACCAGCTGGCACGTTAATAACTACAGTTTGTGTTCTTCCGCTTGGAAGTTTATAATTTGCTTCTAGTTGTTTACCGCTGAATGAATCTGCCAAAGTAATTTGGCATTGAATATTTAAATCTCTATTACGGCGGATATGTCCACGTTGTTGTCCAAATATGTCTGCAAATGGATGGCCTGCGCCAAACATGCCAGCAAATGGATCAAACCCTCCATTGCCTGTGTGGAAATGAAATTGTTGTCCACCAAATTGACGTTGATGATCGTACTCGGCTTTTTTTTGAGCATCACTTAACGTATCGTAAGCAACACTGATATCTTTAAATTTAGCTTGATCACCACCTTTGTCGGGATGATGCTTATTAGCCAAACTTCTATAGGCTTTTTTAATTTCATCCGGGCTAGCATTTTCACTAACACCTAACATTTGATAATAATCGGTCATTTATCTTCCTCTTTGTTGTACTTGTGTATTACGGTTGTATCATTATGATAGTTGAAAGCAACGGTCATTCGTTCACCTTCGGCAGTAAAAGGATTTACTAAATGTGAAACCCATCCTGGAAAAATTATTACTTCTCCAGGTTTACCTCGAAAACTAAAACTAGTTGAATCTAAAAATTGTTTTGAACAACTATAAACAAAATGTGTTATGCCAGGCAAGTAGCTACCGCCCTTTATTTTAGCAGTTTCCGCTAACCCATCTATTTCTTCTCCAATTTCTGGATCTTCTTTAAGATAGATAATTCCTGATAACGGGCTTTTGTTATGGTCGTGCAAGGAATTGTAATCATGCTTTCGTGTAATATTTAACCAGGCACTGGCTAATTTTAAATTCATACTTTCTGTATCAGAATTTCTATTATGATGATTTTCCAAATAAAAATTTCCAAGTGCTAGTAATAACCCTTCTAAATTTGAATTCATAACAAAATCATAGTTTAATAACAACTGTCCAGTATTTTTCCCGACAAGATAATCACTCCAGTCGTATTCTTTCATATAAACATCGTCATCGGTTCTTGATTTCATTAGCTCTGCTTCGGCTAATAATGCTTCAAACATATCATCTGGTAGTTTGAATTTTAGAAACATAGGTCCAAACGGACTTATGAATACTGGTTGTTCGGGTGTTGTTTCTGTAGTCATAAAAATAGGCCAAATGTAATATAGTAATTATACTATATTAGATAAGGCCTGTCAAGGTTTTGACTGATTTATTTTTTATGTTTTGGAGCAACAGTATCTGGTTTAGTATCAGCCATTGAAGTTCCGTCTACTTTTTTATGATGTTTGACTACTTTTTTTACAACTGGTTTTGTTGGTGCTTTGGCTTTTTCAGTTGCCATTGCACTTGATGCAAATACCGCTACAATTAATAATGCTAGAATTTTTTTCATTTTTTTTCCTTATAGTGCAGGTTGATCAAACGTTGGAATGACTTTCTTGCCAGAAGCATTTACTGCTGGCGCTGGAGCGGGTGTCGTTCCTGACCCGCTATTAAAACCCGATCCAAAACCTCCTGCTGTTGCTGAGGGTGTTGTTGCTGTAGGTGTGCTTCCAAAGCCGCCTGTAGATGGTGTTGATGAACCAAAACCACCGGCTGGTGCACCGAATCCTCCTGACGCAGGTGCGCCAAATGTTGAGCCGCCGCCCATTGATGAATTGAATCCGCCACTTGATGCTCCTCCAAAGCCGCCACTCATACCGCCCATACCGCCCATACCACCTTGATTACTACCAAACCCGCCAGCTACATTGCCTGACATGTTTTGATTGTTAGTAATAGTTTGACTCGTAGCAGTTGGATTTGCGGCTGTACCTGCTAGTTTTTCTTGTGTACGACCAAACGCACTAATACCTAGTACTGCGCCCATTGCAATGTGGAATAATCCTGCACCTTGTAGTGTTAATGGATTCCATTGAGTAATTGGTGCATGATTGATACCTTGCCATAATGCCCATAGTACTGGAAATACTGCCATGTCTAACAGACAGATAAGCATATACATCCAGCCCATCATTGGACGCCATAGGGTTTGCATCCAGTTACTATCTTTCTCTTTTGACATTGTTCGCTCCTTTGTCTTTATATACGTATTTATTACGGAGTTTGTGGAGACGGGGCTGACACTTCGTTTGGGACAATATCTCCCAATGTAGGTTCGACTTGATTAAATGTTTCAACAACTTTAACTTTACCTTCAATTGCTGATGGTACATTAGCTAAGTGTTGAGCCGCACGTTCGGCCGCTTCTTTTGCTTCTAATACTAGAGCTTCTGCTTCTTCTTGAGCTTTTTCTGCCGCCGCAACTGCCGCCGCATGTGCTTTAGCCGCTAACTCTGCTACTTTAGATTTTTCTGCAATCAGTTTTGCCTCTAAAGCCGCAATCGTGTTTTCTGAATCTTCAACTAATTTGTCGGCATCTAAAAAAATATTTTTTAATTTGCTAGCAGTTAGTTGTTCTATTTTAGTAAAAAATCCCATGATAATATCCTTTATTTTATGTTATCAAAAATCTGCTTCTGTTTTGTATACCAATCTACCCACGTATCTACTTTGTCTTTACATTCGTAATAATCACTGTAGTTATCTGTGACAGTTTCCAACACATCACTTAATTTGCTAGTTGACGTATCAACTTGTGCAAGATCCGGACATTCGATTAACAACTCTGGAGGAACATCTGGAAATTTCATTTGAACTAACACTTTAGAATTATTGGTAGCACATGCTGTAAGTATTAATGAAACTAATAATACACTAATTAATCTCATTTTTTATCTCCAGTGACTTCTACACTAACTGTACCTTTAGTAGTATTAGGATTTTTAGCAGCCTCATTGATAATTTTAACTACCGCCGGATCTAATTTACATTCTGCATCAATGCGTTTTTCAACTGTTTGTATTTCTTTTTGCACAACAATTTTAGTATCGTGTATTACTTTAACTTTTTGTTGATGTTTTTGTTCAACTAAAACATTAGTGTCTTTGCTAGCTTGTTGTGCAACTGCCATTTTTGCTTCCATTTCTTGTATTTGTTCACGATAGATAGCACTTACACCTGCACCGCCATACATGAAAATTCCAAATATTGTTAATGCCAGCCCTGCGGGTCTAAGTAAAAATGTATATGGTTTTATTTGTGGAAAATGACTTAATACTCCTGAAAAGAAATATATTGCAAATCCACCGCCTGCAATCGCTGGCCATAACCAACTGGGCAAATCGCCTATAATCTGTTGTATGAGCCATGCAAACATAATTAACCTTGTAGTATTTGATGTGCGTTAGCAGTATGTTGTTGACGTTCTGTTAACCCAAGAGTGCCGCCATTTACTTTTTTAGTAATACCTAATACATCGCCGTTATCAGCTAATGCATTAAGATTGTTACTTTCCCAAAACCAGCAAGCACTTTGAACAGCACCTTCGAATGTTCCTAAAAATTCTGGAATTTGATCTACTGGAGTATCGATACTATCGGCAAATTGTTGATAGTTTGCTTTACCAGTGATCTGAATTAGGCCACGTCCGCAAAATTTCCAACCGTCACCACTGGCTTCATCACCATTGCCCATACGACCTGCGTATGCTCTGTTAGCAATTTGTTCTGGATGATGCCCATATTGTTGAGCAACTTCCATATTTGGAAAGTGACTTGGCCAAATCTTAACTAATGTCTCTGGTTTATAATTTAAATTTTCTATAAGTGCTTTGTACCCGGCACTTTCAACCATTGTTTGCCCTAAAAAACAAGCAACACGTTCTGGCGTATTAATATCATAATCTGGTAAAATCTTGCATAGTGCTTCATGCCAGTGTTCACTATACGGATTATTTTGTAATATTGCTGTGCATTTTTCTAATGAAAAATCAAACGTAAAATCTGACATTCTTATTTCCTTTTTAGTGCAACGGCCCAACCGTTGTTTTCAAATATAAATGTATTACCAATCTTATTGATATTATAGTTTCCAATTACTTTAGTTAGGAACATGACTTCTGCCATGTCTTTACTTTCTAAAATTATTGGGCCTTTAATACTATCATATATTTCTTTTTTATCGCCACTATTTATAATATCAAATGTTACAGTTCCACTAAAAGGTCTTGTAAATGAAATACTTTCGTCTAACAATTTAATTTCATCTGCGTAACTATTCTTAAAAAATTCTTGAAAATTATCCATTGAATTTCTTTTCGTAGCAATTTCATATGAATTTTTATCTTGGGGAACTGCTATATTAATATTTTCTATAGTAGCATCTTGACTTTTAAAATTCTTAAAATATCTAAATCTCATATCATTGAGATTAGCTAATTTTTTAACACCTTCTAATATTTCTAATATTTGTTCTGCAATATGTCTAGTACGTTCTAATTCTACAAAAACAAAATAACTACCATCGTCTGTTTCTCCGCTGGTACAATCTGCATCTAATACAAAGGTATAGCCCATCTCGATAAAATTTTCAAGATCTTTTGCGGCATCTTCTTGCTTAACTTCAAAACTTAGTACTACAACTTGTTCGTCATCGCCTATTTTACTTTTAAAGGCATCGATACCAAACACTTTTTTAACTAAGTATTCAAGATCGCCTGCACGTAAACTTTCTGTAAGTTGCATATTAATCCTTAAACAGGGGTACTAGCAGGAGCGCCACCAGGAGGTGCTGACATTCCAGGAGTAGGTGCAGGCCCAGCTCCAGGAACTGCACCCGGTGATTGAGGCGCTGGAGCGGCAGCGGCATTGGCAGCCACAGCAGATTTAGGTGCTTCTGAATTCTGTCCTTCATTCTTCATCTTGTCCATATAGCCCTTATAGATATCAAACGCAATCTTTTTAGGCATTTGTATTTCTACTATCCAAATAGGATGACGATCTAAACGACCTTTTTTACTGTTAGGACGAATGTCTTCTGCTGTACGAATTTTACGAGGTTCTATCAAATGACTTTTTTGATAGCTAATTTTGCAACCTAATTCCATTAAACGCTTGCCAGCAGTTGGATCAGGCATCTTATCCTTGGGCCACATGAATCCAGCAGTAATCCAATGACGATCTACACGTGGTCCATACGCTAATTCGCCATCTTCCCAGTTTTCATATACATACGTATCCATCTCATCTAACACACGCTCAAAGTCTTTAAGCACCGCAAGACTGCTGTTGTTTTCGTATAGATCTTGTATGTTCTGTATTACGTCTAAAATATCATGCATGTTGGTTTCCAGAAACTTGTATACTTATTTAGCTGGTTTGAAACTATAACATAACAGTTTATTATTCTTGTATTCTGTTAAATAAAAATGTAGGACCTCTGTAGTTATCAAAGGCGGTCACTACAAGTCCTACTTTAACAAGTAGAGTAGGAGCTAAACTAGATGAGTAAACAACGAGTGAAAAAGCGTTTTACATCAGAAGTTAATATCATTGATTTTCAGCCGTATCTTCCGGCTAAAAAGCAACGTGTCAGTATCAATGCACGTAACGCTAATCAGAAACTATATCTTTCCAAATTATATTCAGAACACACTAGCATAGTACTTGCTATTGGTCCTGCCGGCACGGGTAAAACCATGTTGGCTGTACAATATGGAATTAAATTGTTTCAGGAAGGTAAAGTTGACAAAATCGTGGTAACAAGACCCGCCGTGTCCGTAGATGAGGATTTAGGCTTCTTACCAGGTGACTTAAATGAAAAGATGGCACCCTGGACAAGACCTATATTTGATGTCTTGGGCGAATATTATCAAAAGAAAGAAATAGCAGGAATGTTAGAGGAAGGAACTATTGAAATCAGCCCACTAGCCTATATGCGAGGCCGAACATTTAAAAACGCATACATAGTTGCAGATGAAATGCAAAATGCTACAGTGAATCAAATGAAAATGCTACTGACCCGTTTAGGAGAAGGGTCTAAGATGGTAGTGACAGGAGATCTAGCACAAGCAGACCGATTGAGCGATAATGGTCTAATTGACTTTTGCAAACTACTCGAAGAAAAAGAATATTTGGAACATATTGATATTATTCAATTTGAAGCCAAGGACATCGAACGCCATAATGCCGTGAAGGAGGTGTTAGCGGTTTATGGAGAATAATAGGATGTAAAAAAAGGGCCTTAACGGCCCTTTTTTATTGTGACAAATGACTTAGCCTAATTAAGGTTGCCGCTAAGTTAATTTCTGGATCTGCAACAAATGTATGATCTACTAGACCTTGTTTAATTATCAAGATAGCTTTATCTTGTGTAGCTTCTTCACCAAACAATGTAATGTTATCGTACAGCCAACGATAGATATCTTCCATTTCATCTGGCCTAGCTTTGCCGCATAGTAATTTTCTAGCATCTGAAATTTTACCGGCTTTAAATAACTCGACCATTTCGATTTTATAATCACTTACTCCACTATCACTAGATTGCGGACTCATAAGTTTTCCTTCCATGCTGTGTTGCTGTAATAAATTAATGCATTTACGCAAATCTGGATACACGCTTTTAACATAAGTATCTAGAGTATCTAGATCAAATTCTATTCCCTCTTCTACTAAAATTGTAGCCGCTCTAGCTGTGTACTCTGTTTGATCGATACTGGCAAAATGCATTTGTTGACAACGACTGTGTAGTGCTGGTACAATTCTATTAGGAGTATTACAGGTTAGAATAAAACGACTATGATCGCTATATTCCTCCATAACACCTTTCAAAGCATCCTGAGCCTCGGGACTTAACCGATCAGCTTCGTCTAAGAGTACAACTTTGAATGGTCCAAACGGAATCATTTGTACAAAATTTGTAATTTTCTCTCTAACAACTTCTCGGATACCTGTATCTCTACTAGCATTAACTTCTAGTATATCAAAATCCGGAATACCTAATTCTGCCATTAACACTTTAGCTAGCGTAGTTTTGCCAATGCCAGGACTGCCACTTAACAATAAATGGGGAATACTGCCGTCTTTAACCCACGATTTAATCTGAGATCTTTGATTCTCATCTCTAAACACATAATCGTCTAAAGTCTTAGGACGATATTTTTCAACCCATAGTTGTTTCATTCTGTGTCCTTAATAAATTGTTTTAAGTCGGGAGGAATCCAACCAATTGGTTTTAATACTTTACCATCTTCACGCTTGCGAACTTTGCCTGTTTCTTTATCAATTTTAGCAAAGTTTGTGCTCATAACTTCTTTCCAACCACCTTCTGGGTCTGTTCCCATACTATGCATAGCACCAACACATACTACTACAATATCTAGTAGTGCGTCAAAAGTTTCGACACGATCCTTTTCATTTAATGCTAGTACTAGTTCTTTACATTCTTCTTCAATTAACTTTAGATACATGTTGAACTGGTCTTCATTCCAATCGCCTACAGTTTGATCGCAGGCTCGCATGAATTTTTCTTGATCTCTAAATGGGTTTGTCATTGTAGTATGTCCGGTGTAAATCGTTTAATTTGATCTCTGCTAGCTGAAATTGCATCAACCATGTTATGGTATTCAATTTCTTCTAAACTAGTTCTATAAATGCTCAATGCTTGAGTCATCATTATAGCGGCTACAGGCAGAGGACCGTGTTTTCCCATCATTTCTGATGCAAATTCTAATTGTTTATTATAAAGCTCTTGTAGATCTGGGTCGTATTCTTGCATATAATCCTTACTTTTCCTTATTGTACAGGTGAAACCAGGCCCGGTCAAGAGGCCTGTTGCTCGAAATGCTAGTAATTAAGCTGGATGGAAATCGTATTCCGGAGGACTTAAATCAATACTCTTTAACCCCCATGATAAATCGTTTGGTTTTTCGTCTGCTGATAGCAACATACAATTAGTATCTACACGGAATATTTTACGTTCAGTGCCATCTGGTTCAACTAATGTAATTGCTCGAGTCCAACGACCGTGCTCGATTAAGATCCATTCGCCAACTTTAACCTCGGTTTGTTTTGGTCCAACTGCATATACACGACCCCACCGAGGTTTAATTCCATAATCTTTACCGTCATCGCTAGGTATGTAAAGTCCACTTGCAGTTCGCACGTCATCGAAATTCATATCAGTGACAAACACATTATCTCGAATAGGCAGAATAGTGCCCTCTACTTTGGCCTTAAATCCTACGTGACCGATACCTTTTGAATCTGCCATTACTCTTTCCCTTCTGGATCCTGATTAGATACATCTTTTGTTGCTACAGGAGCAGGAGCGCCCGGACGAATATTAATTTGATCTAACACAGGTGCAGGCGGATTGCTAGCCGCTATAATTTCTTCACGCTTACGTATGATTTTGCCGCCAGTGCCAATTTCATCGCCTCGAGCGTTGACTTTCATATTGCCGACAGCCGGTGTTGTTTCATTTAAATTAATAAGTTTATTCATATCAATTTCTTTACCTTGCATACTACGATGCACAGTTTTTGGTTGGTCTTTCATTGCCATATTAATCTCCTTGGATTATACTAGTACTTATCTTAGGAATTCTCGCCAATCTAAATTATAGGCTAAACTGTCGATTTTGTGAACTCCAACCAAGTATAGCACATAACTTGCTACACTTGATCCTCTGCCTACGCCCCATAAAATATTATTTTCGTCTAAAGTATCTACCAAATATTTAAGATAATATAATAAGTCCATCATACCATATTTTATAAACGCTTCTAACTCCTCGCTAACTCTATTAGTTTGCTCATCAGTAGTACACATTCCATAAAGCATTTCTACTAAATTTGGACAATAATCGTTAGGCATAAACCATAAACTTTGGCAAGCCTTGTCGTATTCTGCAACATCAGCATGAGTAGTATAGGGTTCTAAGAATTTAAAACCTAATTGATTTTCAAATTCTTTTATACTATCGGTTCTTTCGCTGACTATTAAAGTGTCGTTGGCTGAAAATTGATATCCTTGATACAAAGCATCAAAAATATCTTGCTCATTAAAGATGGGATTACTATATTTGTCTAGGCGCATTTGCCTAGTTTAGCTGATATTAATTAATTTGTCAAGCCCTTTGTCACGATTATTCATCATTTTTTCGTATTCTGCTTGACGTCTTTTATTTGCTTCCGCTTTGTATGTGTCCAACATAGCACTAATTTGTTGTTGAACTCCAAAATTCCTAGTCAAAAAATATTTGCGAGTTAGATCATTAATTTTATTATCTAACTCGGCATCCTTTAATTGACTAAGATCACCTGCTAACGGATGCATTAGTGATATTCACCTAAGTATTTGATGTATACGTTAGTACCGGCATCATAAGTCCATGCTTCGATTACTTTAACATTGGCATCTGTGCTAGATGATAGTGTTGCCACTGCGGTAGCAGTAGTTCCGCCTACTCCCGGAGAACTAATTGTAACAGTTGGAGCAGTGGTAGTATAACCATCACCATTGTTAGTAATAGTAACAGATTTCACTCCATTAGATAATGATGCTTTTGCTCCACTACCTGAACCGCTAATAGCTGTAAGGTTGAATGTACCAGGATAAGGTCTTGTTAATGTGCCACCACTAATTACAGTTAGTGCAGTTATCGCACCGGCATTAACTGTAGAAACTTGTAAAATCACATCACTGTGTGCATCTACTACTAATTGATCACCGGCCGAGAAACCAGTTCCTCCTGCGGTAATGGTTGCACTAACTATTTGATAAACAGCAACACCTGTTGGACTTGTACCGCCGGATGATGTTGGACTAGTAAAACTTACAGTAGCTGGAGTAGTATATCCTGAGTTAGGACTACTACCGATGGTGTTATTAGTAACTTGTACTCCAATAACACTTTCTCCTCCTACTGTGAATCCTAAAGTGCTAGTACCAGGTAACGTTGGGAAATCTGTAGTATAATGGATAGTGCCAGATTTTTCTGTACTAAAACTTGGACTTCTGACGTTTCCTGAATTATCAGAAGTTATAATAACAGTGACCTTAGCCCATTGGCCAGTAGAAGTTGGCCAATTAACAAATGTTAATGTAGGATTACCGCTTAATTTAAACTTTTGCAAAGGACCGTTGGTGATATCTATATTGGCATTTGCACTAATTCCTAACAAACTACCATCAAAAAACACGCCATTAAATTGACTATACAAGGCATTGTATATTGTACTGCCTAACATATTATTTTGTACAGTTGTTGTGCCAGTGGCCAAATCTGCTGTTAGTACAGCATTGCTTTGTAAAGCTGTTATTTCTGATTTAGCAACACCGAGCCCAGCTGAAATAGCTGTAAAGTTATCTCTGAATCCTTGGCTATTATTATCTTGCCCTGCAACCGGGTAAGTTGTGTTGATTGCACCGTAATTAATCTGACTGGTCATACTGTTATCCTATCGTTTTTGAATACTAGGTATTTATCGCTTGTGTAACCGGTGACAGAATCTATTATATATCTATCTACGGTATAGTCTAATTGTTTAAAATCGAATCCACTATTTTCGACTAATAGTTTTATTCCTGTACTTTCCCCTACTAAACAGTAACAAATAGGAACCGCAAGTACAAATCCTAATTCTTGCTTAGTTCCGGGTTGTATACTGCGCATCCATAAGGGCAAATAATTTCGTTCGGTTGACCCGGTTTGTCCAATTCTATATTGCCAGTTTGTTATACTGCTAGGGAAAAACGTATCTACATCTGGGTTACTAATTTCATATCCAGTACTGTCTACTGTAACACTTTCTAAAGGTCTGCGGTTACTTGGTGCATTAGCAGATAAATCTGATAAACTTCTACTCCAGAAATTTGGAACACTATCGACTGTAATTGTATCGGATTGATGTCCAATGCTTTTTACTTTTAATGGGAGATGAGCTCCGTTGGGTTCTAACGGATCTAACATTTTTAAATAAACAACTTCGTAAACTGCGGTAGTAGTGCCCGGCAAATATGCCACGGCAGTTTGTACACTATCAAAAATAAATCTTTTACGCTTATGATTTAATCCCATAGCTGCCGCAATTTGACTTGCACTGGTAGTTTGTATTCCAGCATACGCTATCATGCTAAGATTAAATTGCAATCCAAAATTAGGATCATTTGATCTATACACAGATGATGGGGAAAATACTGATGTATCATTCATAAAACTCTTAAATGCAGTTCGCTGAGTATTATTCAAGTAGGGTTGTACTCTAATATTGCTGTATGCTATTGCGTCTGGAACATTTACTGTTATTGTAAAAGTTTTTGATACTGCGCTGTAGCCAAACTGATCCCGAGCTTGTACAGTAAATGTGTACACTCTATCAACAGTTGTAGTTTTAGCATCGAAGGTTAATGTTCCGCCGTCGAACGTTGTAAGACCTAATATATGATTTACACCGTCTGGGAATTGTATAACTTTTCCGATAATTTCTCCATCGCTAGCCATACTAAGTCCATTAGGTAAACTACCACTAGTAATTGTATACAATACAACTGCGTTTGCGATAGTTGTTGTGGCATTTACACGTAAAGTTGAAACATAATTTGCACCAATGCTTCCAAGATTACTAGGAGTATTCCAGCTAATAATACTATCAACTTCACCTATAATTGTTACTGTAAATGTTTTACTTGAACTAAGTGTATCTCCTTTGTTACCAGGACGAGTAGCAGTTAATGTAAATGTATAAACGGTAGTAATTGCTGGCTGATAAGGAACATTCCCGTACAATTCTGCACTTTCTGCATCAAATTTCATGCCTAGTGGTAACTCACATAGAGATCCAATATAAAATATAGTGGTAGCTGGTATATCTTGTAATAATACTGTTGATAAAAATAATCTATAAACACCAGTAGTTACTGTTGTCACGTTAGTGACGGTGTATATTTGTTGGCTAGCACCACTAATAATATTTTCAAAACAGATAGATTGCCCGACTGTAATGGTTCCTACAATGTTAGTCACCGTAATTTGATTACTATTTTTTACGTTATCTGCATTTGTAATGTTAATTGTAGTAGCTCTAACTTCTCGATTAATAGTTTCTAATGTATAAAACACATCAGTATTATCGTATAATGCTATTGGTATAGTTACATAGTTACTAGCTCTAAATGTTCCTAAATTACTATTAGACAACCACACTGGTTGACGCAAATATGTAGCATCAGCTGTAAATCCAGAGTCCCCGACAAATCCATCTAGTGCAGTATTATCTGCTCTGAATGTATCATCTCCGACTACGAATATTCTAAAAATTCGTTGACTTAGTTTATACCCATCTGTAATAGTTACCTTAAACTGATAGTTGACATTAAGACTGATAGGCTGACCATCTGGCAAACTGTAATCGTAAAACACACCATCGTAAAAATATGTATCAAAACCATTTGTTGGCAAACTGGCAAAATCGTAAGCTACTGCATCGTATGTAGATTCATCATAGGTTCCGGTACCATCGGCAGGAGTAATTTTAAGAGTAGGTGCTATATAACCTGTAATCAATCCGTTTGCATCCATATTCAACCCTGGGGGCAATGTCCCATCTCCGGACGCTATGTAATAAGTTAGTTTAGTACCTAAACTCTGATCTAGATCAAATGCTTCAATTTGATAGTTTACATAAGTCCTATCTAATGCATACAATTGATTATGTACACCTACGGGCAATGCGCCAGCGGCTGTAATAAATGTAGGTACATTGACCGCATGTACAGTTATACTAAATGTTCTGTCAGCAATGCTAGATCCATTGCTTGCTCTTATACAAAATGTAAAAGTAGTGTCAGTGGTAACAATATAAGGATACCCAATAATGCGTGATCCTGACAATTCTAAACCGCCTGGTAGTGCTCCACTTATTACAGTATATGTAATGCCGGAACCAGTAACGGGCAAGGAAATGTTTACTGAAGTTTGCTCAGTAAATGTTCCAAGACTTGTTCCTGAAGGTTGATTCCATACAGATAGTGCCATTAAACAATAGTTCCAAAATTAACTTGAAGTTGTGGTTGTGGATCTACTAATTGACCCATGTCTAATGTATAACCTCTAAAATTAGTATCATTACCTGCAGGTGTTAAAATACTACCTAAATCGACATTGACTTTTTGAGATTCTATTATCATACTAACTAAAAATGATAGATTAGGAACACTTACACCAAACACACTAGTTTGTGTATCTCCTGGGCCAACAATATTATGTCCAGCTAATAATAAATTTGCAGACAATGTAGGATTAGTATCGTTAACAAGACTAGTTTTAGCTGCCAAGTCAACAGTACCAGATGTAGATCCATGATCTGCAATAACTACACTGGAATCTACACTAGTTAGTGATTTGAACTCTAAATTAGTGCCGTTACGATCTTTGAAAATTCCCACGCCTGAACTTAGATTAGTTCCGCCTAGGATTGAGTATTCTGTGTCTAGTGAAGCAAAATTAGCATTTACTTTAGTAAACGCGGTGCGTAAATCGTCACCTGTGCCGTCGTTAGCGTAGTTGCCTAAATTGATTGTTTGTAGGGTCATAATCTGCTCTCTTTAGTATATTTATTGAAAAATAGCTACAAAAGAGAGCTAGATAAAGTTAGCAGTTTATAACTTTAATGATGTTTTAAGTTCTTTTAGTCCGCCTACATAAACTCCATCAAGGAATACTTGTGGGACAGTTTTAACATTTGGAATTAAGGCTATTAAATCTGCTTTGTTAAAATCCTTAGTGTCAATATTAAGGAATGTATAATCATATCCTCCTGCTACTGCTACCTTGGCAGCTAATACACAGTCAATACAATCGCCAAGATTTTTACCCCAAATTACAGCCTGTTTGTTTAATGCCAATATATTGATGCCAGTAATAGCACCAGTGCTGACTGTTGTAGTTACAGGTGCACCGCCTTTAGTAGCAGACAGTTGAAATGCTGTAGTTGTTGGTGTGCCTACTACAAAGTAAGTAGCACCTGGATGATATCCTGTGATGCTACCACTGCTAAACGTGCCAGTAATTAAAACTGCTTGTTCCACTGCTAGCGGAGTATCTAGTGCTGTGCAACTAAACACACCTGTTGTGCTAGTTATTGCTGGAGTTTGTATTGTTAAAGTTGTCATTGTTTATCCTTTGATTACC